CTAAACAAGCTGGTAATGAATATGCTGGTTTAGTTGCAGACGGAGTAGAAGCAGGAGATGTAAGTTCATTTATTGATACTGGTTCTTACATATTCAATGCACTATTAAGTGGTTCTATTTACGGTGGTCTACCATCAAATAAAATTACTGCAATCGCTGGTGAAAGTGCAACTGGTAAAACATATTTTGTAATGGGTATGGTTAAAAACTTTTTGGATGCAAATCCAGAAGCTGGTGTTATTTACTTTGAATCAGAAAGTGCAATTACAAAACAGATGGTAGTTGATAGAGGAATTGACCCAAATAGAATGGTGATGTTTCCAGTAACTACTGTTCAAGAGTTTAGAACACAATCACTCAAGGTACTAGACAAATACCTAGAACAAAATGAAGCAGATAGAAAACCTATTCTGTTATGTCTTGATTCACTTGGTATGTTATCTACTACAAAAGAAGTAGAAGATACTGCTGATGGAAAAGAGACTAGGGATATGACTCGTGCTCAAGTACTCAAAGCTGCATTTCGTGTATTGACTTTAAAACTTGGTCGTGCAAAAGTTCCTATGGTTGTGACTAATCACACTTATGATGTTGTGGGTTCAATGTTCCCAACAAAAGAAATGGGTGGTGGTTCTGGACTTAAATATGCAGCTTCATCTATTGTGTATCTTTCTAAGAAGAAAGAAAAAGATGGTACTGAAGTAATTGGTAATATTGTTCACTGTAAGAATCATAAGTCTAGAATTACCGTTGAAAATAAAATGGTAGATGTTCGATTGACTTACGATAAAGGTTTGGATAAATACTACGGACTACTTGACTTAGCATTAAAATATGGTATATTTAAAAATGTATCAACTCGTATTGAGTTACCAGACGGTTCAAAAACTTTTGGTAAGACAATCAATAATAATCCAGAGAAATTCTTTACTGAAGATATTATGGAACAATTAGATAAATGTGCAGAGAAAGAGTACAAGTATGGAAATAGAGAAGAAGTACAAGTTAGTTCAGAATAAAGACGCTAAGTGGCAAGGTATAGGACTAACTAAGGAAGCTGGTTTCTATCAAGGTGTAGTCTACAAGTATGGGAAGGTTACACCACATGAAGAAGATGGTAAGTTACGATTACAATTTGAATGGTCAATATTAGATTCAAATGGGTTAGGAAAAGAACATTTCAATGATGACTTTTTTAACTTGATTGGTGACGTACTTTATGATATAATGGATAAACAATTGAAGGATGGAACGCTACAATATGTCAACACAGACTCAGACAATTGAGAGAACAACTCTCACAAATTTAATTTATAATGAGGATTATACCAGAAAGGTACTTCCTTTTATAAAAGCAGAATATTTTGCAAACCGTAATGAAAGAGTAGTATTTGAAGAGATTGAAAAGTTTCTAGATAAGTACAATTCATTACCTACAAAAGAAACACTCACTATCGGAGTTGATAATCGTAAAGATATCACAGACGAGGAGTACAAAAAAGTAGTGGACATTATTAGTACACTTGATAAGACAGATGTTGACCTTCAGTGGTTACATGACGAAACGGAAAAGTTCTGTAAAGATAAAGCAATCTATAATGCAGTTCTTGACGGAATCAAGATTATTGATGGGAAAGATAAGAATAGAACTCCAGAAGCGATTCCTTCTATTCTTTCAGATGCACTTGCTGTATCGTTTGACCTATCAGTAGGACACGACTATGTTGATGATGGTATGGAAAGATTTGATTTCTATCATAAGAAAGAGATTAAGATACCATTTGACCTAGATTATTTTAATAAGATAACAAAGGGTGGTTTACCACAAAAGACACTAAATATCGCACTTGCTGGAACTGGAGTTGGTAAGTCGTTGTTCATGTGTCATATGGCTGCATCTACACTTATGCAAGGTAAGAATGTTCTGTATATCACACTAGAGATGGCAGAAGAACGTATTGCAGAAAGAATAGATGCAAACTTAATGAATGTAACTATAGATGATTTACATACACTTCCTAAGAAGATGTTTGAAAGTTATCTAACACGAATAAACAAAAAGACAAATGGAAAATTGATTGTCAAAGAATACCCAACTGCATCAGCTCATGTTGGAAACTTTAGAAGTTTGATAAAGGAACTTGCACTAAAACGTAGTTTCAAACCAGACATTATCTTTATTGACTATCTCAATATTTGTGCATCATCAAGGTTTAAAGGAAATGCAAATGTCGGTTCATACTTTTATATCAAAGCGATTGCAGAAGAACTTAGAGGCCTTGCCGTTGAGACTAATGTTCCTATTATGTCAGCGACACAAACAACTAGAGGGGGGTTTGTCTCAAGCGACATTGGGTTGGAAGATACGTCAGAAAGTTTTGGTTTGCCTGCTACAGCAGACCTTATGTTTGCACTCATATCTACAGAAGAACTTGAAGACTTAAATCAGATATGTGTTAAACAGTTAAAGAATCGTTATAATGACCCTACTATGAATAAAAGATTCATATTAGGTATTGACAGAGCGAAAATGAAACTGTATGATGTAGAACAACAAGCACAAAACGACTTAGTGGATTCTGGACAAGAGAAANATGAACAACAGCCTGTATTCGACAACACTCCATTTGCTGGAAAGACTAGCAAGTATGAGAAATTTTCAGATATTAAAGTCTAGTAAGTATAAAGTAAAATACTATCACGACATTAATATAGACTCAAAAAAGTGGGAAGTTATTGAACTTCCCTCTAGGCGTATCATTTGTACATATCATTTTGAAGATGATGCACAGAATATATCAAATGTTCTGAATACAAAAAAACCATTCGGTGACTACGGATTTCCAAATTTCTTAACCCATAAATAAGAGTAATATAGATGGAGAACTTGGGATATGCAATCATTTTCAACATTTCTGACTGAAGCATTTAACATTCCAATCAGAGATGAGTCAGATGTAGATTCATTTGAAACCAAACAAGATAAAGAAGGCTTGAAAAAATTAGTCAAACATTTAAACTCTTTGGGTTTAGATGATATTCCTATTGCTGGTGGTAGTGGAAACAAAATCAAAATTCGTTCTGCACAATCCCAAGAACCAGAAATCAAACAATGGATAAAAGATAATGCACCAGAACTAACTGGAGTTGGTTATGGGCAAGGTTCTCTTGGTAAGGATGGTGTTAAAATAAATGAAAACACTCAAGAGATGATGGTTGCGGCTTTAGTTTTAAATAAAGTAAAAGGTGGTTCTATATCTGAAGTTGACGCTGTTGATATGATTGAAGATGCAAAAAAAGTATTTGATAAAATTGATGGTGCCTCTGCTCGTCCAGAATTGTTAGAACAATTCAATGGTAATTTTAATGACCTTGCAACTGCAATATCTTCTTCTGATGCAATACTAAAAGTTGCACCTAATCCAGTAAAAGTTTACTGGACAGGCAAAGGTTGGACAGGCGAGATTGAAAAATATAACCCACCAATTGGTAATGTAAAAGACTATAACTCATCTGATATTGTTGTTAAAAATTCAGATGGTGTATTTCATGGATTTTCTCTCAAGAAAAAAGCTGCATCTGGAGATGTTGACCCAACATTAATCAACAAACCAATAACTGGAAAGGTTGGTTTGTTAAAAGACATTATGGGTGCTAAAGATGTAGAGTTAGTTGAAAAAAGTAAACAGTTATTTTTTGATTATGTTATTTTTAAACACTATAAAGAAAACCCCAAGAAATTAGATGTAAAAACAAAAAGTAAAATGATTGGTGAGATTACCCAGAAACAAATGGGAATATATCTCAAAGATAGAAAAAATACATTTTTTAGAAGAGTGTTTCAAATACTTTCTAAAAATTCAGAAGAGTTTACAAAATCTTTTATCGAATTACTATTTAGAACAAAAATGAAAGATATTGAAGATAGTGGAGAATTTAAATTTTATCTTTTAACTGGTATTGGTAAATTTATTAAAGGTAGTGTTAATGTTGAAAAAGCAGAACTTAAAGACACACCACAAGTTATATCAACTTTGACTAGAATATTTAATTCTAATCTTGTTATGAAACCAACGCCTGGGAAGAAACAAGCTTGGGAAAAAGATGCTGGTGCAGCTAAAGTCTTTTTTTCCATTTTTAGTGACAACGCACAGATAATTGATTTGGAAATAAGATATAAAGGAAGTTATACTGCAAACCCACAGTTTCAAGCAGTTGCAACACCAAACTTTAAAAAGATATTTAAAGAAGATGTGCAGATTAAACCACATTTACCTTTATTAATGGAAGGTAAAGAAGGTAAGAACCTACACTTAGAACATATCGAAGATGAGATATTAAACTTTGGTGTGCCTGGGGGTAGAGCTGCAATTAACTTT